AAGACTAAATGAGCTTTTTGCAACTAGTGGTCAAGTAGGTTTCTTAGGTAGCCAAAGAGTGGACGGAAAACTTATCCTTCCAGAAGCAATTAAAGTCCTACAACAAAAAGCTTAATAAGGGGTGTAAATAGATGACTTATAATACTAAAAATTATACGGAACAAGGCGGAGAGAAAACCGTTATAGGCGGTACATTGGAAATCAAAGATGAGGCCACAGTAGTTGGCCTCTCTCTTATTGAAAACCAATCTGAAAGCACTGCTACTACAATAGAAGATTTAGTCACAGATTTTAATGCTCTGCTTTCTAAGTTAAAAACTGCAGGGCTAATGGTAGATGATACTCCATAAAGAAAGGATGGTGGCGGCTAATGACACTAATTGAAAAGGTTAAAGCAAATCTAATACTTGAGCATGATAAAGATGACGAGCTTTTGGAAATGTATATTGACGCCGCTATATCCTATGCTGAGAGTTATCAACATTTAAAAGAAGGATACTACAATGAAAACACAATGTCTCCAGTCACTGAGCAAGCTGTTATAATGCTCTCCTCCCACTTTTATGAAAGCCGTGACGGTAGTACAGGTGGCTTCTTTGCTGATACCGCTATTGCAGGTCAGCAAGCAAGAGAAACGATTAATAATCTTTTACGCCTTGATAAGGATTGGAAGGTGTAGGTTATGGGACTTGGAAAAATCAATACTTTTATAGATATTATTCTTGTTGAAAGAATTAAAGATGATGAAGGATTTAGTAAGGTTAATGATAATATCCTAGCCACCATAAGAGCCTATAAAGAAGAAAGGCATGCTAGTGAAAAATGGGCAAACAGAGCCTTGTTTTCAGAAGCTAGTGCCCTTTTTAGGTTTCGTAAAATCCCAGATGTGGATATTACATCAAAGATGGTAATTGACTGTAGTGGTGACCGTTATGAAATTATAAGTGTAGAGGACATAAAAAACCGTGGAATGTATATTGAAGTTCTAGCAAAAAAGGTGGTGGTGTCAGATGGCTAAAGTATCAATGAGAATGCCTGAAGATTTTCTATTGAAGATTTCAAAACTTGGTGATAAAACGGATGAAATTATCCCTAAGGTACTTGAGTCTGGTGGTGAAGTTGTCCTCGAACACGTAAAATCTAATCTTAAGTCCTCCATTGGAAAAGGAACAAAAGTAAAAAGTCGCTCTACTGGGGAACTTGTATCCTCCCTCGGTCTCTCCCCTGTTCTATTAGATAGAAATGGAAACCATAATGTAAAGGTGGGTTTTAAAGAGCCAAGAAAAGATGACGACAGTAATGCTAAAATTGCAAATATCCTTGAGTATGGAAAATCTAATCAACCACCAAAGCCATTTTTGAAGCCTGCTAGAAGAACTTCGAGAAAACCTTGTATTGATGCTATGAGGGAAAGATTTGATCGGGAGGTAAAAAACATATGAGTATTCTAAGTGAAATAAATACTCTCTCAAACATTTGTGACATTCCCATAGAAACAGGAGTATTTTCAGATAACCCTCCCGATATCTATCTTGTTGCAACTCCTCTTGTAGATTTATTTGAGGTTTATGCAGATAATCTTCCAGAGTATGAAGTACAAGAATTAAGACTTTCCTTATTTTCTAAAGGAAATTATATAAAGATTAAAAACACACTAACCCGTACCCTTTTAGGTGCGGGTTTTACAATAACTGATATGAGATATTTAGGGCATGAGGACGATACTGGATATCACCACTATGCTCTAGATGTAGCAAAATCATATAAATTTAAGTTGGATAAGGAGGATTAACATATGGCAACAATCGGTCTTGATAGACTTTATTATGCAAAAATAACAGAAGATACAAACGGTGATGAAACCTATGATACCCCTATTCCTCTAGCAAAAGCAATTAGTGCGGAGCTTTCAGTTGAACTTGCAGAAGCAACCCTTTATGCAGATGACGGTGCTGCAGAAATCATTAAGGAATTTCAAAATGGTACACTCTCTCTTGGAATCGATGATATTGGTGTAGAAGCTGCCAGTGATTTAACAGGGGCAACAATTGATGATAACAAAGTATTAATCTCAACAAGTGAAGATGGGGGCGATCCTGTAGCAATAGGTTTTAGGGCTAAAAAAGCAAACGGAAAATATCGTTACTTTTGGCTATACCGTGTGAAGTTTGGCATCCCAGCTACGAACCTTGCTACTAAAGGAGATAGTATTACTTTCTCAACACCTACCATTGAAGGGACTGTCATTCGTAGAAATAAACTTGACGGTCAAGGAAAGCATCCATGGAAGGCTGAAGTTAGTGAGGGTGATGAGGGTGTGTCCTCTGAAATAATAACTGGCTGGTATAACGAAGTTTATGAACCTCTCTTCACTGCTAATGGAACAGAGGAATAAGGAGGAATATTATGGACAAAGATCGTAGTAGCCTGATAACTATAGGTGGTAAAGAATATCGCCTTATTTTAACTACAAAGGCAACAAAGGAAATAGCAAAACGTTATGGTGGTCTTGAAAATCTTGGTGAAAAGTTAATGAAGGCAGAGAATTTTGAGATGGCACTAGAAGAAATTGTCTGGCTTATTGCACTTTTGGCTAATCAAAGCATCTTAATCAACAACAGACTTAATGGAGAAAAGGAAGAACTATTAACCGAAGATGATGTAGAGCTTCTAACCTCCCCTCATGAACTGGCAACATATAAAGATGCAATTATGGAGGCTATGTTTAAAGGAACTAAAAGACATATAGAATCAGAGGATGAAAGCTCAAAAAACGAGCAAGTCGAGTAAGCGATGAAGAATTGTTTGCTCGACTTATTTATTATGGAGTAACTCAGCTTCATAGACCAGAGTCAGATGTTTGGCTTATGGCAATAGGGGAGCTTTTGGATCAATGGGAAATTCACAAGCAATTTACTGGAATGGCAAAACCTAAAAGAGAAATTTCTATCGATGATATTATACCTCTAAACATATAAAAATATGTTATAATTAATGTATGTTATATATACGGTTGAAGTTATTTTAGGAGGTATTTGCTATGAAAAAAAACAAGTTAGATGCTACTAATTTCAGCAAGATTTATGATATGTTTGGAGAAAAGGCTGCAAAGGATACTCTTAAAGATGTTAATGAGGGAAGAATTAGGGAAGAAACGCTCGAGAAATATTTGTATGTTGATGAAACTAAAGAAGAATATTCAAAAAGATTAAAAAAAGAATATGAAGATTTCAAGTAGGAGGTAGAATCATGGAAAAGAAAAAAGTGATTTACGATGAAAATGTCGACTATGATTCTCTTGAGCAACACGTATATGAAGATTCGGGAGATAATGTTTTTTACACATGTCCCATTTGTCATGGTGAGTACCTTGCTACATTTATAACGGAAGAAAATGGCCAAACAATGTGTATTGATTGTTGGGGAAAAACACAAGAATAGTTTTACTAGTTAAACTCAAAAAATATTAATCTAAGAGCAATCAAAAGGTTGCTCTTTTTTCATGCACATTTTTAAGGAGGTGGTAAGGTGTCAGACTTTGGATTTAAAATTGGTATTGAGGGTGAAAAGCAGTTTAAAAATGCCCTTAGAGAAATCAATCAAAGCTTTAGGGTCTTAGGCTCAGAAATGAAACTTGTATCCTCTGAGTTTGATAAAAACGACAAATCCATTCAAGCCATTACAGCTAGAAACAACCAGCTTAATAAAGAAATAGATGCACAAAAAGAAAAAGTCTCTACTTTAGAAAAAGCATTATCTAATGCTGCCGCCTCCTTTGGTGAAAATGATAGAAGAACTCTCTCTTGGCAGACACAGCTTAACAATGCCAATGCCGAACTAAATAATATGGAACGTGAATTAAAAGAATCTCAAGAAGAAGTAAAAAGGCTCAATAGAGAAAAGCTTGATAAACTTGTAGGTGGCTTAAAACAGGCTGGAGAGATTGCTGGTAAAACCCTAGTTGCAGGACTAAAAGCGGCTGCAGCAGCTATGGCTGCAATAGGTGCAGGTGCTGTAGCTACAGGCAAATGGATAAAGGACTCTTTGAATGTTTACGCTGACTATGAAGATTCCATGAAACAAGTGCAAGCAACTATGGGACTTACTGGCGTGGAAGGCGAAGAGGCATTTAAAAAACTTTCAGAGGCAGCTAAAGAGGCTGGTGCTAGTACAAGATTTTCTGCTTCCGAATCGGCTGATGCCTTAAACTACCTAGCCCTCGCTGGTTATGATGCTGAACAGGCCATTGATGCACTTCCAGGAGTTTTAACCCTAGCAGCTGCAGGTGGCATGGATTTAGCCAAAGCATCAGATCTTGTTACTGACTCTATGGCAGCCTTAGGACTTGAGATTTCAGATATGGATTCCTATATGGA